AATAACTATATTAAACCTGAAATCGCACAGAAAATTTATTTATCTGGCGATGAATGTGTTGCTATATTAAAAACATTTTGGCTAAGAATAATTCAACGTGCATGGAAAAGAGTGTATAGGCAACGGCAACATATTATGCAACTACGATTATTGCCTGCATCGTTGTTTCATAGACAAACTACTGGCGTATGGCCGCATAATTGTCTAATTATGCCATCATTAAACGGAATGCTAGTATAATAATATTTTAGTATGTTTGGCTAAAGACGGGTATGGCGGTATGAATCAGAACTAGTGCTGTTAGATGATCTAGTTCGTCGACTGGATTTACTGCTGCTGCTGCTAGGACGACGACTAGTATGTTTATGACGACGATGACGGTTAACGGGCATTTTATATGTTGCTTTGTATCCACCGCGTTTAGATCTTCTATTTTTTCTTGTTTTTTGTCGTCGTTTGCCCCCTTTTTGAGAAAGAATTGCATCATATTTTGCAGTCAAATCAGTTTTTAAGTTATTGAATTGTTTTACTAATGCTGTATCTGTTTGTTCGTTGAGTGCACTATCTATAGCAGCTATCATATCTTTTTTATTTTCTTCCAATTCAGCTTTAGGTTTTGATGCATCTGGATTATCAAAATCATCTGCAAAAGTGCGTAACATTGATACTAATCCAGTATATATTCGTTCTCGTTCTTCTGGTGAATATAAATTAACTACTGGTGATGGTGGAGGGGAACTAGCGCCACCTCCAACTACTGCACCCCCACCACCAATAGGTCGTCTTACAGGTACATTAACATTGACTGATCGTGGTCCAGCTGATACTCTTCGTGGCATATTAGCATTTTGTTGCAATAATGCATTTTTTTGAGCCTCTGTTTGTGCTTGTTGAAATTTATCCCCTACAGGGGATGCCTCATCGCCGGAAGAATTGCCTTGCGCAAATCTAGGTTTCAAATTTTGTACTGATAACATTGAATTTTTTAATTGAGATGCTAACGGATCAACTCGTGGACCACGACTACTTACACCTCTACCACCGCCTGCAGCATTAACACCTCCGCCACTACCACTTACACCTCCACCACCACGAGGACTATCACTATCACTATCATTATCACTTTCAGAACCCGAAAAATATTGATTCATTGCTTCACTATTTCCAGCATTTGCAGATGCAGGTGCTGATTGAGGTAACGGGTTTAATGACACTGATACGCTACGACTTCCAGATCCACCACCTCCTCCACCTCCTCCACCTCCTCCACCACCTCCACCTCCACCACCTCCTATTAGTGGACCACTTGCAACCGGAGCTACACCTCCACCACCATAAGGTCCAAATGGGCCTACATTAGGCAATGGTTGTCTTCGAGGAGGTCCTGCAGGAGGACCGTCTAATTCATCGTATGTAGGTGCATCATCATACTGTGGATATACCGCATTATTTGCATCTTTTAAATGATCGTAAATTTCTTGTATTTCATTTCGTAATGTAGCTAATGCATTTGCTACGTGTGGATCATTTAATCTACCTTCAGATTCGCCAATAATAGCATTAATTTCACGAACGTGATTTTCAATACGTCGTAATAAATCTCTCTTTTGATCGGTTAATCTATTAATTTCTTCTTGAAGACCCCTTATTTCATCTATTCTATCCTGTGCTGCAGCAGGGTCATTTTGATTTGCCATAGCGGCACGCAACTGTCCTTCTAAATCTTCAATTCTTTCACCTAGCCATACAATTAAACTAATTAATTTGTATACCTTTATACGAACATCTATAGCTTCACGTAAAATAATTTGATTATACGCGTTAGTTGTTTGAATAAATGTTTCAAATTGATCTAATGCTCTACTGCCAATATCTCTAACTCTACCAGCTAACCCGGTCAATGAATTTATGATATCCATCTCAGCGGGGTCATAATTCAATGGATTATTTGCTGCATCTAATAGTCCAGCCATAAGGTATATATATAGATTAGAAATAATATTATTTTTATAAAGATATTATTATTTTAATTGTTGTTGTTGAGACCCAATAATTTCATCTAAAGCCGATTGTATTTTTTTCATTTCATCTAAAATAGATAATTGATCGTGTTTAGATTGGCTAATTCCAGATTCTGTCATTTTATTGCTGGCAATTAAATCGTCTGTATATTGTTTTAAAATAGACATTGCTGCTAACTCTTCGCGTCTTTTTTTGGAAATATAATCATAATATTTTGTATAGTCGTTTTTAATTCCTGCTAAAAAATGATTTTGTTTTATTGTATTATCTAAAAATTGTCGTTTACTTAACAATAAATTACGTTTTGCTTGTATCTGCTGCTCTATTTGCGCCAAATAATTATCTCTATCTGCTAAACTCATATTTTGCATACCAAATGGTTGTTGTTGTTGCTCCTGTTGCGGTTGCTGTTGTGGCTGTTGCGGTTGCTGTGGCTGTTGTATTGGTATATAATATTGTGGAGTGACCTGTTGATATTGATATACAGGATATTGAAATGATGGTGCCTGTTGTTGCGGTATTTGTACGGGAGACTGTTGAATAGGTCCAGGAATTATACTTATTTCCATTATCGACTTGTTATTTTATTTACTATAATATAAAAATATATAATTTCAAATTAAAATATAAAATCTTTGCAATATATTATTTAGGATGACAACCGCAATTACCGACCCTATTTTAACTCCACACGATAACCGCTACGTAATGTTTCCAATTCAGGATCAAGATATATGGTCTATGTATAAGAAACAAGTTGATTGTTTTTGGCGGCCAGAAGAAATAGATTTAACAAAAGATATCGCTCAATGGGAATCGTTGCAGCAAGATGAGAGGTATTTTATTTCAATGATACTCGCATTTTTTGCAGCGAGTGATGGAATAGTATTAGAGAATTTAGCGGTAAGGTTTATGGGGGACGTGCAATTATCCGAAGCTAGAGCATTTTATGGGTTCCAGATAGCAATGGAGAATATACATTCGCATACATATAGTCTGTTGATAGAAACGTATATTAAAAACGAAGAAGAAAAAAACAAATTATTTCATGCTATTGAGAATTTTCCATGCATAAAAAAGAAATCCGATTGGGCGCAAAAATGGATAAATGATAAACGTAGTAATTTTGCAACACGATTAATTGCGTTTGCGTGTATTGAAGGAATATTTTTCTCCGGCGCATTTTGTTCTATTTACTGGCTAAAAAAACGCGGTTTAATGCCCGGTCTCACCTTTTCAAATGAACTTATTTCACGTGATGAAGCATTGCATACTGAATTTGCTATTTTATTGTATAAAAAATTATTGAAAAAAGTGAATAAATCAAAAGTATATGAAATAATTACAGAAGCAGTTGAAATAGAAACCGAATTTATTTGTGATGCATTGCCATGCCGTTTAATTGGAATGAATTCACATATGATGACGCAATATATTCAGTTTGTTGCAGATAGATTGTCCGTCCAATTGGGATATAATAAGATATACGGTGTTGCTAATTCATTTGATTTTATGGAGTTGATTAGTATTGAGTCTAAAACTAATTTTTTTGAGAAACGAAATGATAGTTACAGTTTAGCAGATAAAACTACTAACGAAAACACGTTTGAATTTAGCGAAGATTTTTAATTATAATTTAGGTAACACAAACTGTTTTGATTTATGTATTGGAATTTTGAGTAAATATAGACCTGTTGCTACTAAAACCAATCCTACGTATTGAAGAGGATTATGGAATCGTTCTCCTAAAAATACATATGCTGCAATACTTTCTAGAATTCCACTAATTCCGTCCCATGCACTATTTACCATCAATACAGTTGAATTTTGTAATGATATTATCAACATTGCTATTACACCTACATATCCAATTACACCAACAGAAAGAGCCCATAATTTCCCATGATTTGCGAATTGTTTGAATCCAAAATCGCCTATTATTTCTACTAAGGATAATCCTACTATTTGTATTAGACTCATTACGATATAATATATAAATAAATAATAAATAAATAATAAATATATACAAATAATATTATAAATAAACCGTTTATAATATTATAGATAGCATATTATGTTTACTTGTTATTTACAGGGAGGATTAGGGAACCAATTATTTCAAATATTTACGACAATTGCCTACGCACAACGATTTAAAATTCCGTTTGGATTTTTGTATAAAGTCATTTTATCTGCAAATAGACCAACGTATTGGGATACCTTTTTACTACCGCTTAAATTTTTTACTAAAATCAAACTTCCCAAAATGACTGTTATAAAAGAAAAGGGGTTTAAATATCATGTATTACCTCCACCAAATTCAATAACTGGGGAAGATATTGAATTAAATGGTTATTTTCAAAGCTATAAATATTTTGAACCTTTTTTCCCACAAATATGCAGAATGATACGATTCGAACAACAAAAACAAAAAATAATAAATGAATATCCTAGTTTGTTAAATCATTATAGTAATCTAGTTGGTATGCATTTTAGATTAGGTGACTATAAACAGTTACAAGATTATCACCCTATTTTACCATTATCCTATTATAAAAATAGTATTCAACATATTATAAATGAAACAGGTGACGATTTTTTATCCATTTTATATTTTTGCGAAGTAGATGATATCGTGATGTTACAAGAGACGACAATATTACCTCTTCAACAATTATTTCCAGCGTGTAAATTTATAAACGCGCAGGATTATGTTAATGAGGACTGGAAACAAATGGTGATGATGAGTTGTTGTAATCATAATATTATTGCAAATAGTACATTTAGTTGGTGGTCCGCCTATTTTAATTTTGCAACGTATAGTTCTTTACCATTTTCATCAACAATGCAGGTAAAATCCGAACCTATAATATGCTACCCCGCTTTATGGTTCGGACAAAAATTAGTAGAAACACATAATACCGAAGATATGTTTCCGCCTGCATGGATAAAAATAGATTGTTAAGATTGTTACACTTTTTAACATTTCAAATGCCGATTTTACACATCATAAAATAACTGAATTGTTTCAATTGTTTTATTTGTTGTATTTTCTGGGTTTATCCAGTAATTGATATGATTTTCTAATACATTTAACCTTTGCAACCATTCATCCTTTTTTGATTTCTTTACAACGCATATTCCTTGTTTATTTAGACCCCAGCACGAAGTTATATTTATTCCATCTTTTTCATAACCATCTGGATTAAATCTGATAAATATTATAGGTCTATGTCCCAAATCTTGAGACAATTCCATTACGCGTTTATTTTCACAACTACAATCGTAAGATATGTCTCTGTGTTGTTTTTCATCTACTTCTATAATTATAATTTGGGAATACAAATCTAATAACAAATCAGGTCTTCTCTTAGAACAACCTCCGTTTATTATTTTATCTTCAACCCATTTTAAATCTGGAAACTTAGTTTTTATATATTCTATAACGTAACGTTCTTTGGTTTTATGATTGCGTGGCACTGATTTATTTGGAAATAAGTGTATATAACAATATAAACAATACCCATCGTATTTTTCTGAAACCCGTGTTGAACACCACTCACTTTTACAAGTGTCGTGTTTCACATCTACCATTCCCTCTTTTTTGTGTGTGGAACAATACAATGCTTTTGTCTCGCCTTCCATATTAAATATTGGTTGCTTTTTACATTCCAGACAAGTTACACTTTTCACATTTACCATTCCCTCTTTTTTGTGTGTGGAACAATACAATGCTTTTGTCTCACCTTCCATATTAAATATTGGTATTTTTTTACATTCCAGACAAGTGTTGTGTTTCACATCTACCATTCCTTCTTTTTTGTGTGTGGAACAATATAATGCTTTTGTCTCGCCTTCTATATTAAATGTTGGATACTTTTTACATTCCAGACAAGTTTTGTCTTTCACATTTACCATTCCATCTTTTTTGTGTATGGAACAATACAATCTTTTTGTCTCGCCTTCCATATTAAATGTTGGTTGCTTTTTACATTCCAGACAAGTTTTGTCTTTCACATTTACCATTCCTTCTTTTTTGTGTGTGGAACAATACAATGCTTTTGTCTCGCATTCTATATTAAATGTTGGTTGCTTTTTACATTCCAAACAAGTTTTGTCTTTCACATTTACCATTCCTTCTTTTTTGTGTGTGGAACAATACAATGCTTTTGTCTCGCATTCTATATTAAATGTTGGTCTTTTTTTACATTCCAGACAAGTTTTGTCTCTCACATTTACCATTCCATCTTTTTTGTGTATGGAACAATACAATCTTTTTGTCTCGCCTTCCATATTAAATGTTGGTTTTATTTTACAGAATTTTTCTTTACACATTTGTCTATTTATTATAAAGTTAATAGACAAATATTTATTTCAATTTTATGTTAAAATCGGTGTGTGAAATGTAAAAAGGTGTAAAAAGGTCAATTTCTTATACATTTGTTATGATTTAACATATACTTTTGAAAATTTACAACCTTTTCTTCAATATCACTATAGTCTTCTTTTTGAACGACTGTGGATGGAATTAACATAAACCAATTATCTTTTTTCTGCAAATTTAGCCAATATTTATCAATTGCATATTTTGCTTTTTCTTCAGGACTACGCATTAATTGTTGTATTCCTTCTCTATAATTTTCAATCAATGTATCATAATATGCCTCTTTTACGATATATCCGGTGGTAGTTAGACAATTTAATACTTGAATACAATTATCGTTAATTGGTTTATATGGTAACATATTATTTCCACCAATAATCAATACATCCCACAATATAATGTCCTGCAAAAACTGATTTATTTGGGAAATTAATAGTTCCCTATTCAGAAAAGTAATATCGTCTTCGCAAATAAATACATGCGTCCAATTATTACGTTTTGCCATTTCTATACATTTCAAATGACTCATGCTACATCCTAATGCACCTGAACTCGAATTAGTATGAGGTAACTTTACTGCATTAAAACGTCTGATAATTGCATCATGGGTTTCCGCACAAGTCAACAATTTATTTAATTCGATAGATACATACTCATTTCGATCCGTTCTTGAACTTAAATTAATATATACAATGTTTTGAATATCATTGAATGAATTTAATGACATGGATATTACAATATATTATGATATATTGTAATAATTCTTTATATTGCTTCATGCAATTACCAATAACACGATCCTTCTACATTAACATGATTCTTAGGTCGTTCTGATTCTTTTGGATTCGACCAATGCGGATTTCCGTCTACAAATAATTTAACAATATCGTGTCTTTCTCTTCTCCATCTATTACCCATTATTCCAAAATACATCTGTAAAACACCTCCAACATAAATAGCCGATTTTTCGTGATTTTCGTAAATATAATTACATACCATACTCCCGTATCCGCCACATGAAACTAGTGCTACATCATATTGATTTTTTAATTTATCCAATCGTCTAAAAAATTTATCAGCTTCAATATAAAACTCATCAGACGGTTCGTCTCCCTGAGTCTGTGGTGGTTTTATAGTTATAAAGGTGCAATCTGGGAATAAATCTATACCATATATTTTTTCTCGAATTGGTATTTTCTCAAGAATACTTTCTTCAAATGGAGATATTATTAAAAGCCGTTTTCCTTTTAATGCATGAGTCCATATATTTTTTGATGAATATATGTAATGAAAAATATCAAATGAAAAAGAACAGAACATGCGTTTTGTCGGATACCATTCATTGATATAATCCTGTGATTTACTGTATACATGTTCTAATATATTCCATCCGCCATATAAATCACAATTTTTATATGCTTTTAAATATGAATTGGAATAATGGACGAATGATTGATCGTTTGACATTTTAATTCCTGCATTGTTTTTCATAGTTCGTAATACATTTGGATTATTTAACCAATTATGAACTTGTATTTTTTGATGCGTATTATGAAGCATATTTTTTAATCTAATATTAACTGCAAATGTATTTTCAAAACAGGATATTCTAGGTATGATAAAAGGACGAGTGAGACTTATCTTATTTTTTATATAATTGTATAAAATAGTATTATCATGAAATGACAATTTCATTGATTCACTAATTCTAGGATGTATTTTAGCACTTAATCCTGCAGGAACTATACACGTATATGGAGGAATAATACGATTGTCATTTGTATAATTACGAATATTAGTTGTATGGTAATGAAATGTTTTTACAAAATAAGGATCATTAATAACTTCGTATCCCAATATTGACATCAGATATATTATTTTATTATCACATCCAGGCATTCCCAATTCAAATTCAAATAATTTTTCAAACTGAGGGCGAATCATATTATTTGAATGAAATATCCATGTATCCTGTGAATCTGTTCTAGGTCCAAATAGTTCTGATTTGGTTATATCTTCTTTATTATATTCAAACCGTAACTGAGCGAACATTTGTTTAACAGTGGTATGTAAGGTAGATACGAATAAATGTTGAATAGTATCATTGAAAAATATGTCCGCATTATTTATTATGATATATCCTTTTACATTATACATATTTACATAATTAAATACATGTGCGTATTGTAGTCGTTTATGTGTAATTACCTGAATTATTTTACTTTTTGCCTGAGTTAATAATGTGGTATTTGTTTTCAAAATTCCCATTTCTTCAAGTGTATATATTCGCTCATTCAGTAAATATATTTTGGTGACGTATTTATTTTCAATATTTTTTCTTAGACAATACGTGATTTCATTATGACGTTCTGGGTTGGAATGAATAAAAAATTGATAAAATAAATTGATATCTTTATCTAAATTATTTCCGGATTTTTTAATTGGGCTACATTTTGACATAATTGTATTTATTAACATAATAAATGATACAAATTGCATATATTTATATTTATAAAATTATACGTATTGTCAGTTGTTATTTTTTCCAAATATAAATGCATTCTTCGTATTCATTTTTACTAGATTTTTTTAAAAGAATATTTTCATGTGCTAAACCAAATAATGGAATTAATATTTTATTATATATTTTATCATTTATATTGATAATAAAATGTCCTCCTATTTCTAAATGGATCCATAATTTTTGAAAAATTGTATTATAAAATATTATCCATTCCTCTATTGTTCTTTTTTCCATATATTTATAAATTTCTATATTTTCATATGGAGGTGATGTAAATACCATATCATATTTTTTATTTAATTTTGAATAGTCTATATGTAGCGCATCTTCAAATCGAAGTTCGAACTTTTTCTGACTTTGTTCTTTATCTAAAAAATCAGAAAGTAATTTATCGTATGCTGGTTTTAAATCACGGTTTAAATCTATTCCACAATAATCTATATTGAGTAACATAGCTGCAGTCAATCGTCCACCAAATCCACAAAATGGATCTAAAATACTTGTAGGTTTATATTTATGATAAATAGATAGTGCATTTGTTATTTTAAATGCATTAATTCTTCCAAAACAAAGACCGTAACAGTAATAATATTTTTTTATTAAATTGTCTGTATAGCGATTATTTTTTTCACAGAATGTTAATAATGTCTGGATATATTTTTTTGATTTATATTCTTCAATATTTTCTAAAAATGTGAAAAAATTAATCCCTTTATTTCCTATGGTATCTATTCTCGCCTCAAAAAAATAATAATCAATGAAATCACACCCTAGCCGACTTCTACCATTCAATTTATTTAGTTCGTCTACAGATAATTGTTTTAATTTATTCCATTCTAATGTTACATTTTTCATATTAATATTTTTAATTGTTGTTGCTATTTCTCTTTTAGTCATATGATGAAGAGAGAAATAGTTATTTACTATTTGACTTATTTAGAATAGTGGATTGATTTATTTATCGCACCCCTCCGAGTCCAATATTCAAACCAGCAGTTGCTCTAGCTTGAGGTCTATTAACAGGTCTAGTTTGAAACTGTCTCATATATTCTTGTTGTTGTTGCTGTGGTTGCTGTGGTTGCTGTGGTTGCTGAGGGCGTATTTGTTGTCGCTGTTGTTGCTGCGGTTGTTGGTTTTGTTGTCTATGCATTTGTTGTTGTTGTTGTTGTGCCTGTTGTTGTTGCTGTTGTCCTGCTCTAGCATATTGTTGTGGAATATTTGGATAAGTAGGAATATTTTTCCATGATTCAGGAGTATTTACTAAAACATTCGTCTTTGGTTTATCTGAAAAAGGAATATTTCGAACAGGTTCTCGTAAATCATATTCGTGGTATTTATCAACTTCAAATCTAACTAGCGTCATGAATCCGCGTACATTTATTACAAATATATTCAAATTTTCAACAGTATATACATTATCTTCTGCCTGACTAGATGATGCATCAATTGAATACTGTAATTTATTAATTGTGCTAATTCCATCTAGTCCATTATCTGTATTCATACGTTGCGGATCTCTGCTAGATACTAAACGAGCAACTCCGTCAAATAATTGAAGAATTTCTGGACTTCCGATGGGATAAAATTCACTACGGTCAATTTGAATGTTGTAATGGATGCATCTTTTTTGAAGACACGTATCTTCCATACCCCATCCCCAAAAATTAGGATATCCATTCACCCTTTCAAAATCTGCTCCAGTAATTACTACAATTCCTCCTAAAGATGTTTCAAAACCATAATGATGTTTTATAATACCATGTACTGTATGATAACTGAATAATTTATGGAATGGAACCGAATCTACATCATTGAAAATAAATGATATGTTTTTATAGTCATTTGGATACTTTTCTTTCATTGCTAAAAACCCAATATTTTTTGTCGCGCCACGATTGAATGGGCGTGAATCATCTTGATGTACGAAATAAATTTCATAGTCATCTTCTCCTTCTAATAAAAAATCCATTTGTCTACAAAAAAAGAATTTATGATGAATGCGATTTCTATACGGAACAATAAATACACGACTTGGAACACGATCTTGCGAATTATTTGTATCATCCGTTGTAGTATTTTCTATTTGCGATTCTTCTGTTATATCCGTTTCATCAACATTTAAATTAATATTATCGTCTACAAATAACATTTTATATTTATTGAATGTATTATATTTTAGTTATTTTACCTCATTGTTATTACTAAACAATTGTTATAAAAGGTATGTCATTCATTTTATAAAGTAATTTATTGTAGATATTTTCTAAAATATAATAATCGTTGTCTATTTTTCTCTCTGTTTCTTTCTTAATAGGATAGATTGATATATCATCGGGTAATTCAAATGTTTTATTGAATATAGAGAGGTTATCAAAAAAATCCTCATATTTTACACAATATATTTGATAATTGCGTTGTTCTAATTTTGGGTTAATTGGTTGAGTATAATTATTGAAAAATTTAGTGATATCATATAAATCTTTTGCCTGTTCGATAACATCGCTTATTTTAATATTTGTATTATTACATTGAATATGTTTTAGATGGTCTGGATTACTAAACCGACTATATATTGCTTTCACTGGATGTTTGTATAAAAAAATAACGGTATAATTTTTTAATTGTTCTGATGGAATCTCTGTATCATTAAACCATTCACAATATGTTTTATTATTGTTATTTATAGAGCCAATATATGTCAACTTTTTAGGCGGTCGTTTACTATGAATATGGTATACATTTCCAAAATGACTTAAATATTGAACTAATAATTTAGACCCACATCCGCCATAACTGCATACATAAAAATGTCTATCTTTATTGTAATATTTACTAGGTTTATTTTTGGATACAGTACTCATATAATATAATTCAACTAGAATACTTTTTCAAAATAACTGCAGGAACTAATTCTTCTTTCATTTTTTCTATTTTTTTATAACATTTATTAATTGTTACTTCGCTAATTTCGCTAATGTTCTTAACATCGTGTTTGTTAATATTTAATTTGCATACCTGTGCAATAAAGTATACGACTCCTGCAGCAATTGAATGAGGTGTATTTTCTGGCATAAGTCCGTTTTTATCAATCTTCATTGCAATAAATTGACATAATCGTGTTAATTCATTATTAATATTTAATTTACTGCAATATCGTTCAATAAATGCTTCTGGTTTTGTTTTACCAAAGGATGTTTTATCTGTATTATGCATATCTTTTTCTAAATTATTTATAATAAGCAATGCATTTTTACACCCTTTAGTAGCACTCGTTACATCTAAATGAAATATTGTCGCAATTTCTTTAGCTGTTCTTGGGAAATTGTTAATTCTACATGAGATATATATGGATGCAGCCAAAATACCGTCTCTATTATCTCCTCTAAAGGTAAGGTCATATTCTGAAATCTTTTTATGATATCTCATTGCATCATCTATAATAAGTTTTGGCATACCCGCATTCTGTGACATAATGGTAATTCGTTGAAATTCATCATACTGTGACTTTTCTTTATATGGCATAGATTGCCATTCAGTATATCGTCTAATTTTTCGCATTTCATATGATGTTGGACCGCTACATATTACTTTACATCCAAAAGATGATTCCTGTAGAAGCGGATTTATTGGCATTCCGCATCGTGTAGGATCACTATTTTGATTATCGTCTGCTCCATAATATCTCCATTCAGCTCCCTGATCTACCATATCTTTATAAATGATACCGCATTTATTATTGGTGCATGTTAAAAATCCTTCATCTGAAAATGCTAAAGAATTATCACATCTTTCACATTTTTCACGATCGCCGCAGGCGCGATATATACATTCTAATGTACCAGTTAGTGACTTATCATTTTTAATTTCTGTGTCAAAAGTATTCCATAATGTGGTTTTATTGGTTATTGAATCTTTTCGTTTTTTACTTTTATCTTTACTCATCTTAATTATCCTTTTCATATTAAATTGTTAGTTTTAATTCAATTTTTTATATATATTTATGATATATGGGAATCTTCTTTTCACTTCATAATAAAGATGGCAATTCAGACGATAGTCACTCCATCCATCAAGAATATAAAAAATTAGAACATATACCTAAAGATGGACCATTGATTGATATGTTGGATTATATTGCAAGTCATTACATATTATCTGCTGATTTTCAGAGTTTAAGACAACTTCATGAAAAAGAATATTGTGAAAAAATGGTAGTGTTGACTGCTGATATTATAAATAGGTATTTTGATAACATTGAAATTAATGCTATTTCTAATAGAATAGATCACGGACATAAAAAGGCTGCTGAAAAAATATCGTTATTTAAAAAGTCTGATATAGAAAATATAACAGTTCCCGATTTTTCTAAAAAACAAATGGCGTGTAATAAGATTGCTAAGTTTTATGTTAAAATCGCACATATTTTTGCAGCAATTGTTACTACTATAAATCCTGAATATATGTATACTGATATATACGGAAATGTAATTAAAAGTTCTTTATTTGATAAAAATAAAATACCTGAGGATGCTAACGTACATGTTTCAAAATTAAATCTATGCAGCAATAGAATCAATGCATTAAACGGACAAAATGCTGACAACGACGAAGAATCTACTGAAAAAAATGTAGACCTAGAATTAGAAAAAGATAGTAGTATTGAATTTGAACGTTCGACTGAACGAGGAAATGATGGTAGTGGAAAAAATAGTTCTAAAACTCATAGTAACGATGAAAAAATTACAGTCCATCCCGAAATTTGTTCGGTAAATTTAAATACACAAGACAACAGTAATGAAATAAAAAATTTAGAACAAGAACCAGGTATTCCAGAATTATTGGAATTGTATTATGATGATGAATATGACTATAAAACAGGTAAATTTAAAGGTATGTCTGAATCAAATAAAGTTCAGTTTATGAAAGATTTAAAACGATTTCATGAGGAGTTTACTGGTATATCAGAACTTCCGGAAAATATAAAAAAATTTAGTGATATAAAATTACGTGACTATAGTAAAACGCCTATGTGTACGGGTAAATTAAAAAAGTCATTTGAAGGTACATATAAGGATGAATTATTCACACACTACGCCCAGAATTTAAAACAAATGACACAATCAGTAAATACGAATCAACATAAATTGTTAGAAATTGTCAATAAACTCTTTAAATTTAATAAGGAATCAAAATCAAAGAGAGAAACAGAAGAACCGATCGAGGTTATAAAAATAAATTCTGAATTAACAGAAGATATGTTAGATACAATAACCGTAGAAGTACGCAATATTATTATTGAATTGTATTTAAAATGCGAATCAGATTTTATTAAAGGAGTCCAATTATACGAAGCAATTGTGGAGGCGCAAATATTCATTACCGCACAGGGACAAATAAATTCATTGAAATTGGCGGCAGAACAATTATATAATCCAAATGTAGAAACGAGTAAAAAGAGTATTTTAACAATTGATAATACTATTATTCAACCTGAAATATCTTCATTGTTATAAATTTTGTATGTTATTCTTATTATAAAATTACCATATTGGAAAATTTTATAATAAATTATAAAGCTAAGTGTATAATTATATCACTTAGACCTTGCCAGCGGCGGCGGCGGCAGCCTTGCCTGCAGCCATAGAGGCGGCCTTGCCAGCGGCCATAGCGGCAGCGGCGGCTTTGCCTGCAGATGCGGCGGCAGCCTTGCCTGCAGCCATACCAGCGGCCTTGCCCGCAGCCATACCAGCGGCAGCAGCCTTAGACGCAGCCTTAGAAGCGGACTTTGCCTTGCTGGCGGCATTGCGTGCCGCACGACCTGCTGCTCTGGATGCGGCCTTGCGAGCCATTACGTTTTTTCTAGAACCTGCGCGACGAGAACGAGAACGATTACGACGAGTTGCCATTTATATATATATATGTTAGAAAAAATATAAATATAAGTGAAATAATAATTATGAAATAATAATTATGAAATAATAAATAAATATCATAATTATTGTAAAATATGCCTAAAGTATTTAACGACAACCGTAAAATTTGGACCAACTAACTATTTTACCAAATAGTATTTGTACTATGCCACCACATATTATCTCCTTTTTGAACGTTGTATAAACTCCTAAATATTTCTAAACGGGATAATGGAATATTTGTTCTATATTTGTCTAAAGGATGTGGATTTGTTTTAAGTTGCGCCGATAACGCCTTTTTATAAATAAACTGTTGTTGCGATATGGCATAATATACATAAAACGCTTGAAACGACGCAGAACGAATAGGTATAACATCATCATTTTTACTTTGAAAATCTCTTAAATATTCTTCGCAGATAGAAAGTCCTGAAATATCGGCCATATCTTCTCCTATACCTACTGAAGCATCAAAATCAATACCATCACGTTTTGCAAAAAATTCATATTGGTTAACAATATCCTTAATGATTAAATTGTATTTCTTTTTATCTGCAGGAGTCCACCAATCATGTAAATTTCCATGATAGTCAAATTTACTGCCAGAATTATCTAAAGAATGCGACATTTCATGGCCTAAGGTGTCTCCTAAATGCGCTAAATTATATTCAATTCCTCGTTGGTCTAAATCAACAAATGGTTTCTGTAAATAGGCTAACGGAATGTAAATAGAATTTTCTACAGGTGTATAAAACGCATTTACAATATAACATTGTTTACCTATCAGTTTAAATTGGTTCCAATTTATATTTGGAATGTTAAATACTTTTTTATTGGTGCATGCTATGTATCTATCTGCATTCCAGTTAGCTATTTTTAATAAATTTCCCCAGGCATCATCTCGTTTATAATCTAGTAATGGATCTGGTTTGATATCATTAGGATGCCCTATTATAAACTTCAAATGTTCTAATTTTAATAATGCGTACTTTTTTGTAGATGGAGATAGCCAATTGTTTTGGCTAATAATTCGTTTGAATATAGTTAATAAATCTTCGCCTAAAGATTTGGCAAATGCTTCTGTTCTAACATCGCGATATTTTGATACATATTCATTTGTTAAGAAAGTGTTAAATGTTGCAGACAATCCAAAAATTGGGAAAATATCTCTAGGGAATGGATCAGGTTGCCCTTCTATAAATTTACCATTAAACTCATAATAAATATGATTTAATTTTTTATCAAACCGTATCATTTGACGTAAATATATATAATGCCAATAACTAGCCCATTTTGGAGTTTTCCAGTTATCTTCTAATAATTTCATCACGCATTTTAAGTAGCTTAAACTGTCGCATATGAAAAATTCTGGAACAGTTTTATATCCTAATAATTTGGCAAATTTTGGAAAATCGAACCCGTATTTTTCCATAGATTCACTCGATTTGACAACATTATAATAATCTGGCGAATCTCTTTTAATAGACTCGCATCCCATTGCAGTCAATAAATCAACCTCAACATCAAATACATCTTGCGCTTTTAATCCGTGACCGTTTCCATAACAATTGTCAAATATTTTAGTTATATATTTAAGATATTCAGATTTTACTTTATGTTTGTATTTAATATATTCTGGCTTTTGTCCTTCATCCTCTAAATATAGAAGATAGTCATATAATGATAATTCCGGGGACATTATATTTGCTCTAAATATTTTAGACTGTTTTTGATCTGGTTGCACTTTCCAAAGAATAGGACACGCCCATGATACTATCATATTTTTATTAATACTGGCTAAAAACTCGAGTAATTCATCATTCTTTTTGTAAAGTTCAAAGTTTTTAGGCGTGGCTTGTATATATGTTTTTGCCGTCTCAGAATCTAAATTTAAAAAAGAATGGTATACATTGCTAATCAATTTTGCTTGCGGCGATTTATCGTGTTTAATATGATCTTGAATAAGTTCCATTAGTTGATGGTATACTTTATCTTGCATTATTCTAAAACTATCAACTTCGACGTAATATTTTTGTTTGTCATTATCTTGTGTACTTCCTAATGTTTTATCTCGAATCCATGTATAATTAATATATGAATAATAATCGCTACGCGCAGTTACTGTATTTGGTGCATATTTTTTATGCAACATTTTAATCAAATCGCGTTCAATTGTATGTTTATTTTTTTTGAGTAATTCTGGATGAATTTTCTGGAACTCTTCTTCAAATCCTTGATATGGATGTTTACTGCAAATAATATCTGATAATGGATGAAAATGTTTTAATGAAAATTTGTTTAGTTCTCTATTTGTTACCTTAATATTATTTTTTATAATAAGTTCTTTGCTTTGCTTTTTGGTTTGTTTTTTTGTTTTATTGTTAGATGTTTTTTTATTAGTAGATTTTGTTTTCATATGTATATTATAATTATATATATAATATAAATATATTAAATTTTTGTCTAGTATTATGCAAATTTTTCACCCATTGTATTTAATAAATCCTCGTTATATATTAAATTTCCTTGAGGTTTATACGAAGTAATAGGCGTAAATTTTTTATGTATTTGGATTTTATTATTTGAGCTATTAGGGTCCTTTAATTTAAACATTTTTTCTTCTAAAGATTTTGGTTTATTTTCGTTGGTATTTGAGGTCGATTCATCTTCAACCTGTTTTCCATACTCGTCGATTACAATACCCGTCTTCTTTTTTAATTCGGTTCTTACATAAGATGGAACCCAATGCTGCCATGAAATTAATAGTGTATTTGGATGAGTGTATCTCACATTAAATCCGTTGTCTTTTAATTTATCGAGCAGATATGCAATACATGCACCATTATCGTATTTTGGAACACCTAATATAACTTCAGGAACGACAAACCATGTAAACTGTTCGTCTATTTTTTGACGGGCAGTGGTTTTAATTCTAACGTGTATTCTATTTAATATTTTATTGTATAATTCTAGTTTATTTAAATCATATTGTTTTTTCCTTTCATATAAAGAATCAATATTGAGTTTTTCACTAAAATCGGATACGTTTTCTAAAGTAAAAATATTTGCCATACTTATTACACGTATAGATAAAAATCGTGCAATAATAATGTATAAACTATAATATAGATATAATATATTAAAAATAACATATTATATATTATTACGTCTATCGCATGACTATTAAATACTTAATTATTTCTGGAGGAGGTCCAACATGTTTGCGTTCATTAGGATCACTTCAATATTTGGAAGAAAATAAATTTTGGCATATTGACAATATTGAAAAAATATATGGAACATCGGGTGGAGCATTAATATCAGTGTTGCTAGCAATGAAATTTGACTGGTCTGCTATTACAGATTATATTATTAAACGTAGATGGCATGAAGTATATAGTTTTAATATAGATCAGGTTTTTGAAGCATTTTCAAAAAAAGGACTATATAATAAAGATGCATTTGAATTGTTTTATAAACCGTTTTTTCTGGCTCGAGATATTTCTATGAATATAACGATGAAAGAATTTTATGAATATTCACGTATAGAATTGCATTTTTTTACATTGGAAATAAATCAATTTATAGTTGAAGATATATCATATAAAACATTTCCTGATTTATTGTTAATGGATGCTCTACATATGACATGTGCTTTACCTATTATTATAATGCCTATATGTATAGATAATAAATGTTATGTAGATGGTGGAGTTATAAGTAATTATCCTCTCAGTTATTGTATAGAACAAAATGAAAATATAAATGAAATGCTAGGATTTAAAAATATATTTGAAAATGTTGTTGATAATTCTGTAAAAGATGACTCAACAATAATCGAATATATTATTAATTTTATTAATAAAATAATGCAAAATTTAAATACACAAAGTAGGCAAGAAACTATTCCATATGAAGTTAAAAATAATACACAATCAATTAATTTAAATTATATTAAAAGTTGTATGGGTTCAGTGGATATACGAAAACAATTATTAGAGGATGGACGAACTGCTGCTAAACATTTATTAGATACAATAAATATTATAGAGAAAATTCCTTTGAATGTAGAATCTATATCATCTGAAGTAGTAGATGAACTAGTATAGTAGAAATTAAAGTGCGGTATTTAAGAATTGTACTAAAGTTGCCTTAGTAGGTTTTGCGTCAAATTCAATTACCTGTCCGTCTTTTAATAATTTTATGGTTGGAAATCCCTCGATTTTGTACTGGTTCATCATTTTCTCAGTTTCAGAAGTTTCATTAGTACAATCCACTTCAGTAAAAACAACAGTGCGTCCATTTATTTGCTTATCCTGATATTCTGAAACAACTTGTTCCCATTCTGGTTTAGCAGTTTTACAATGAGGACACCATTGGGTAGAAAAGAATAATAATTCAACAGACGATCCTTCTCCTCCATTAGGTCCGCCAATGGGTACATTCTCATTATTTGCGCGAAATCCGGGTGAAAATAGAGCATTTAATTGTTTTCTAAATAAAAAATAAGTGACTGCAATAAATATACAAACAAATAATGCAATAAGAATAGTGTTTAGTCCAACTCCTGATGTTGCTCCTGATATCTTTGACATAATTCCATTGTTGCCAGCACTTCCTCCTAACATAGATGTTGAAGGTCCTTTAGATCGATTAAACATTTGTGACATTATATATTTATATAAAGAATAAATTAGTATAAATGCAAACGAAATAAAGAATTATTATAATTAATATATAGTTATATAGAATTTAAATAATATGCTCTTTAGAAATAAACAAGATGGTTTATTGATTGAAATAAATAGACGTGACTATAAAAATGACTTTCTTTATTATAAAAAAATAGGGGAAGTTACTGGGAATATACCCAAAGTATTTGTCAATGTAAATGATACCCCTATTAAATGCGGATATTCTAGTCAAGCTATAAAACGATTGTTGGATAATTAGAAGGCGGTAGTTCTTAAATAAATTATTGGTGTGAAATAATTTCTTTATATATTGTAGTAACTTCAAATTAAAATAATTATGTCATCTAAAAAAATGCGTAATTCTAAATCAACCGATAAAAAACAAAAGACTAAAAGCCAAAAAAATAAAAGTAAAAAGGTATACTCAAAAAAAGAATATAATAGTGGGGATGGAATGGTGACTGCAACATGGGGTCCAAGTATGTGGCATTACTTACATACAATGAGTTTTAATTATCCGGTTGAACCATCTGATTCTGATAAAAAACATTATAAATATTTTATTGTAAATTTGCAATATGTATTGCCGTGCAAATATTGCAGAATGAATTTGACTAAAAATTTAAAACAGTTACCTATTACTGAAGAGGTGATGAAAACGCGTTCTAGTTTTTCAAGGTATATCTATGATTTGCATGAATTGATAAATACTTTATTACACAAGAAATCTAATTTAACATATAGCGAAGTTAGAGAAACATACGAACATTTTAGATCAAGATGTACGGATGATATGCCAAAATTATTTAATGATGTTGATATTAAAAATATAAATGGTAAAACCATAAATAGTAAAAAAGAAACTAACGAAAAAGGATGTACTGAACCATTATATGGTAAAAAATCAAAATGTGTTATTAAAATAGTTCCACAGGATAAAAAAATAAAAACATTTCAAGTAGATAAAAAATGTATTAAAACGCGGAAAATAAATAGATGAATCGATAAGTAAATAACCTAACATATTTGGATAAATAACATAAATACATTATGTTATTTATATTATTAGAATAGCTTATTATTACTACTATAACGATAAAATATGTATGAATGGCTAATTTATACATCTTCAGCTCTTATTATTTTAGGATATATCCCTGAAATAATACAAAATATACGATTGAAAAATGCAACGTTTGATACATTACCTATTTGGTCTATTTGGGTAGCGAGTTCTTTAATAGGAATTATTTATTGTGTAATAAATAATGAACGTTCGCTTATTATTAATTTTTTGACTACTGGAATTCTAAATTTAGTTGTTACACTAATTAAATTATTTTATAGTTACCATAATTGGTACAATACTGCAATTACTAGAGCAGCAATATCAACTGTATAACATTTTTACATTCCAAATGTGCTATAAGGTGTTACTTGGCGAGGTAAATGTTTGTTTCCTGCATAATAATTAGGAACTAATTTGCAATCATATGACGGCTCTTTACATCGTTTTGGTGCAGGGCATGGAGGACACTTTGAATTATCATTTTTCGGGCATATTACGGTAGGTGGTGCAGGGCATACTGGTGGAACTATTTCCGATTTTAATATGTATAAATCCTCTTGACCTGGAGGAATCATAGATCTAGGAATACCTCTAGGCATTGTGCTATTATATATTCCGTTTTCATTTAAACTATTTGGTCCTGCACCAGCACCTCCATTATTTTCATTTTCGTAATAGTTGTAATTGTTTTTTCTAGAATATTCAAATCCAGATTGTACGTTATTTGAATACGGATATGTATTTCCACCAGTGGCTCCACTGTTACCATTTTGAGAATAATTATATGTGTAATTATTATTTGCGGTATAAATAACTGTATTGCCGTTTGGTTGTGTAACTTCGAGCGCATATTGACTTTTTGCATTTGTAAATATGCGAACAGACCCTCCAAATGGGCTATATAATGTTTGGTTTGCAATAGCACCTATACCTGGGGTTCCATTTGAACTTATTGCATCATTGCTATAAATCATAGTTGAGCCGTTACCATTTGTTAATGTAATAGAATATTGCCCGCTTGGGCCGTATACATTAGAGAATTTAGCAGTTCCTCCATTAGGACCATAAAATGTGGTAGGATATGAATTGCCATTATAATGATTGTAATTATCGTATGAATTAGATTGATTTGATGCATTGGTTGTGCTATTTGATCCAGTTGGACCCGAACCAGTCGAACCAGTTGGTCCAGTATATGGTGTAGTATTATTGAATACTCCTGAATTTAATGTAACTGTACCTGCATTAGATCCAGAAGTCATCCCTTCTTTATTGCAGTTACCTCCTAAAACAGAACATAAAATAAGTCCTAATACTAATATTATAAAAAGAAATAATGCTTTATTATCCATTCGTATAATTTATATAGTGAAAAAATTTAAATTAAATAAATAATTGATTTGAAAATAAATGTTTTGAAAACAATTATTTGGAAACATTTATTTGAAAAGAAATATATAATACATACTAAAAATGACGGAAAATGAAAAAGATATGGAAAGTGTGGATGATGTGAATACTGTGGATAAAAAGGTAAAACGTTCAAGAGTGAAACAAGAACCATTAATGCATTATTATTCGTCTGATAGTACAATTGAAATTGGAGTAGATGAAGTGGGGAGAGGACCTCTTTTTGGGAGAGTATATACTGCTGCAGTTGTTTTACCTAAAGATGACAGTTTCGATCACTATAAAATGAAAGATAGTAAGAAATTTCATTCTAAACAAAAATTAATAGATGCTGCTGAATATATTAAATCGCATGCGCTGTATTATTCAGTTAGTTATGAAGATGAAAAGGTTATAGATGAAATTAATATTTTACAGGCAACACAGCGATGTATGCATCAAAGTATTGGCAATATAATTCAACAAATGGATACAGCCTCTGCAGATAATCCTACCGATTTTAAATCAATAAAATTATTAATTGATGGAAATTATTTTAATTCGTACGTGAGATATAATAATTCTAAAAAAATGTTAGATCCTATAGAACATATTTGTGTTGAAGGAGGTGATAATAAATATACCGTTATTGCAGCAGCATCTATTTTGGCAAAGGTATCTAGAGATACGTATATCGAAGAGATGTGTTTAGATAATCCTACATTGGCTGAATATTATAGTATCGATCAAAATAAAGGATATGGAGCACAAAAACATATTGAAGGAATAAAAGCGCATGGAATTACTCAATGGCATCGTCGTAGTTTTGGAATTTGTAAAAAATATTAGTATATTTTACACCCTATAAATTATATATTCAATAACGTAAATATTTCTTTTTGCTATAACTTTGTCTATTTTTTTTCGTCTTTGTGTATTTCTTTTTTTTAGTATGTTTTCCTCCTTTTTTAGCACCCGCACCACCAGCAGCTTTTCCACTGGTATATTGTATTGGCATGTTTCCTGTTGCTATTATACAACCACTATCATGTAATTCTTTTACTATAGTGTTATTCCAATATTCTACAATCTTTTTAAAAATTAATTTATGTAAAATATTGATGTTTGGGTCATTACCTACCGAATTGTTTTTAAAATCATCCGTTATGTTATTGATAAAATACACACTGTCTGTGTTTACTTTAAATTTTTTGAATAATTTTGGGGTTACTTCTGGATGATCTATAATGTAATGTAATGGACCAGTACTTTTACCGGTTTTTTCATAAGTTGCACATGAACTATATATCAAAGAGTCGCTTGTTTTATTTTGATATTTTGAATTAGGTGGATGAAATGATAAATGAAACAATTTTATCATTTCATTTGTACTTTTATACTCTAAACTTATGTCAATTACAACATTATTGCAATGAGCGAAATTATTATTATTTTTGGAAACATTTACATGAAACATCATATTTATGTATTCGTGTTCTGCGTTATAACTTAACCCATACATTGCAATTAATAATGCGTGAATTTCAGGATCAAAAATTACAATATCATTTATACATTTTTGAATTTTTGCACCGATTTCTTCTTTAAATACCTCCCATATTATATTATTATTAAAAAACTCCATATTAGCGTCAGGTGTATAACATTTGTCAGGATTTATTGCACACGTATACCTATCTACAATTTCTCCTCTATTATTTGTAACTTTAACTAAATTTCCACAATTAATTATTCTACATTCTTTTTCTGTTCCTGGTCTAATTTCTGGAGCCTCTCTTACCCCTATTTTATTTTTTAACGTCTCTACATTTTGTTTTTGATACTTGAGTTTTAATTCAGCTGGATTTAGAGCTGCCTCTGCAAAGGTCATTGGTACAAATGATGTTTCAATTGGTGATATTTTAAATGTATTGTTTTCTGGTGATTGCTGCAATAATTCTAACAATCGTTGACCTGAAATGTTTGAGAATGAAGGTGATGAATGAGGAGTAGTAGGAATAGGAGGAATAGAATGCGAGGGAGAATCAGTTGATGCATCCTGATTTAGAGTTACGTCTGCTGCTTTACTTTCCGGCGTTCGCTGCAATAATCCTAACAATCGTTGACCTAAAGTGTTTGATAATGAAGGAGGAGTAGGAGGAGTAGGAGGAGTAGGAGGAGTAGGAGGAGTAGGAGGATGGGTAGGATGGTAAAAATCATTTGATGTAAGATTGTCTAATGGTCCATCATGTAGTTTAGCCCCACAGTTCGAGCAAAAATTTGACAGTCGGTCATTATAATATATTTTGGAATTACCGCAAGAATAACACTTATCCATATTTATATACGTGCATATAAAATATGTAAATTTATATTTAATAATAATAATTTGGCGACCATATTTCAATATCTGTATAAATGTTATTTAGTTTATTAATAATGTCATGACTATAATCTAGTATTGGATATTGAATATATTTCATATTTTCTATACATTGATCTACTGTTGATGCGCCTATAATAATTTTATCATTTTTTCTCATTTTTGAAAATTGGGATAGCCATTGAAATGAATATTCACAGCACGATTGTTTATGTATAAAAAATGTATTTGTTAAATGTGTAAGTATTGGTTCTTCCAAAAAATGTTTTGATAAATAGTGTTACCATTAAATCTTGTTGCTGCTGATGTTATTGACAATGAAGATACATTATCCCGAATATCATTATTACCATATTTACCAGTAAGTAATCCTCCGGCTAATGGATTATATCCCCAAAATTCAATATTGTATTCATCTAGTAATGGAAATACTTCTTCGACCTTTCTACAAATAAGATTATACATTCCTTGGTAGTATGTTGGTATAATATATCCAGATGATTCGCATATAGAACAAATTTCAGTTAGTTGTTCTTTTGAATAATTAGAAATACCTAAATAATTAAATTTATCTTTTCTCCATAATGTATTACATGTTTCTAATGTGTCATAAATAGACGTTTCATGATCCGGACAATGTAAATAAAAAATATCTACCTTATCCATTTGTAAATTTTTTAATGAAGTTTTCAATTGATATTCTATTCCATCTTTTGATAACTGCCCTAATATTCCATTAGTAAAATCATTATTTAGCCATGGATTTGCCTTTGTAGCTATTTTTGGAATGTGTGATAATGAATTATTTGTCAAAATCTCTCCTAATATTTGTTCGGTAGTTGTATTCCCATAATAGTATGCCGTATCTAATATAGGTTGTTCGTTATTAGCTTTACAGTTCTGAATATATGTTTCAATAATATTACCATAATTTTGTATTGATGTATCTTTATTTGATGTATATTTATAATTTATATTCATTGTTCCTAGTATAAAATTAGTAGTTGTTATACTAGATGTCATATTAGATGTCATAGTAGATGTCATATTTGTATATGTATATATAAAAATATGTGTAAATTTACAACTCATTTGTATGGATATATTTGCAAAGGTGTATTGTTAATTTTACTATAATATAAATAAATTACATATAAACTATTAATAAATGCAATAATATAAATATTTTTTATGAAATATAGACCGCATACTCCAATTAATAATATAATATCAAATATACTGATAGAATACAGTGTTAAATTAAATATAAGTATTAAAATATATATAGAAATGATAAACGTAAATATTTTTAATGTATAACTTATAAATAATTGCGAAACTGTAAAATATTTAAGTACTGGCAATAATGACAATATTAATAATATATCAGTTGATCTTAAAAAATTAATTCCTGAAATTTTTGTTGATGAATATTTTTGTAATAAAAACGGAATATCGACTAAATATAAAATACCCAAAATAAATTTATATAAATGTGTATTGGAAAAATGTGGTAAATATAAATAAATTAACATATAGGTTATTAATAATATGCTATATGCATCTATACATTGGTCTAATATTCCTCCAAACTTGGTGATTTGATTTGTATTTTTAGCATGAATACCATCTAATGTATCTATTATCCAATATAAAAATAGACATCCTGAAAATATTGCTGGATTTTTATATATTGTTGATATACATAGTATATTTATTAGGATAAAATTTAATAAAGTAATTGCATTTGGACTAACTGATTGAGGTATATATCCTGCTATTTTTTTTAATGCAAGTATTACTGGATTATTTATATTCATAATATTTGGGGAGATAATAATTATACAGTTGAATATTATATTGGAGCATTTGCATCATATTTGTAAAACCACCATGTATAATATAAATGAAATACTGAAATAAATAATAATCCAAACCTAATGAATAATGATATATTTTTTAGGAAAAAAAATATAATATAAGTATAGACTATTTGAGGTATTCTAATTTTGGTAGATACACTAGTAAATTAAAAATAATGTTATATTATATAAATGGTATATTCAATAAAAAATAAGCAGTGGAGTAATGTAACAATAATATTAGTAATACTAATTATATTAACATTAATTGAAATAACTCCGTATTTTATAACAATTCTATTTCCAAATTTATGTTGGGGATGTACTATTATGGGAAAATTGCATCAATATTTGAACAAAGAAATATATTTAGGGTATATATCTTGGGTTTCTTATACATTATTGTTTCTGTATTTTATCTATCTATCTACGCACTTAAAAAACAATATACAAAAATATAGTTTGATATTTATCTGTTTATTTATGATTTATTTACCTACACTCCCATTACTAAATATTATAACATTATATTTATGTTTAATTTACAAAAATCCACCGTTTATAACTAATTATCATAATATATTTCCATCCTCAATTGAAATAGAAAATAATTCTAAAAATATTATAAATGAGTTTAAAAATTATACTAAAAATAATAAATCAGAATGTATAAAAAAAACCAATCCAGGGTTCAAAATTGAAAATAGTAGTATTGAAGATAATTGTTGGAGAGCATTATATTTAAAAAAAATAGGTAAAATAGATAGTACAATGATTGAATATTTTCCAAATACAACTGAATTATTGAAAGATAGACAGATACATAACGCTTTTTTTAGCATATTGGACCCAGGTGTAGAAATACCAGAACATATTGGTTATTATAAAGGTTATTTACGATACCATATGGGAGTTATTATACCAAATAATAATACAGGTAGAAATGATGATAAATCGTATATTATATGTGGCGGTGAAAAATATGTTTGGCAAGAAAATAGAGGTATAGTATTTGATGATATGTATTTACATAATGTAAAAAACTCAACAAATCAAACAAGAGTAGTTTTGTATCTAGATATAAAACGGAAAAGCGATTCGTATTTTGTTAATAAAATAAATGACCTTGGAATATATTTAATAGAAAATTCATTATTATTCAATATTTTTTTGAAAAATCAACATAGTCAGAATAAAATAGAGAATTTTTTATAGTATACGCATAATACTAAATATTAGCAAATAAAATATATTTATAAATTATATTCATTATTCCTGAGCAGAAGGTTAGATTATTATTATCGAGTCACGTATATCCATAATATCTAGGAAGATAATAATTATAGTTGATTTTTATATTGGCGCATTTGCATCATATTTGTAAAACCACCATGTATCATATAAATGAAATACTGAAATAAATAATAATCCAATCCTAATGAATAATGATATATTTTTCAGAAAGAAAGATAGATATAATAAAAAAAGAAACACAAATAAATGATATGAAAATTTTATAATTTTATTACTAGTCATTATACAATATACTATGTTTTATTTTTTCATGAAAAACCCTGGCCGCATTTTTTGATTTTTCGTGGCATATATCACAAAATACCATAGATAATAAAATACGACGTTCATTCTCACCTATAGATGTAGCTTTATGATTTATATCAGACCCTTTAAATATAACTATACTATTTTCTTTCATTTGTAATTCATGATCTTTACCCTTATATTTGTATTTAAATATATTTTCAGATAACCCATTTTTACTACTATTTTCATTTACTATTGTCAATAATACAACAAATCTATCACCATAATAATTAGAATAGTCATAATGCCAATCAATATGATCGCCTTTATTGGTATAAATTAATAACGAACATGTAGATGGATCAGATAGAGCTGCGCGTTGTATTGGTTTATTTACTGCTGAAGATAATGATTTAATTAGATCATCCGAATAAAATAATTCAAGAATACCTGGATATATTTGTTGTTGTTGATGTAATTTGAATAAATTTATACCGGCGGCTTTTCTTAATATAATATCTTTAGATTCATACGTTTTACCATTAAACTGGTTTCTCAATTGTAAAAAATAATCTTTTTTTAAAAAATCATCAACTACAATGATATTATTAATATGTTTTACTTTATGACGTGGATTTATAAATCCATTTTTATATTTATTTAGTTTTAAATTATTTATTTTATTATATATGTTGGATAATTCTGGTTGTACTGATATATTATTATCGCTAAAATCAATTATAACAAATACTATTATTATACTTATTAATATTAATATGACTATAATTAAATATTTATTATTTATACTATAAATATATTTATGAATTGTATTGTTTAAAGTCATCTTATATATATTTATAGTTTATTTATATTTTTACCTATTTTTTATTTTACTGATAAAATTATTATATATATTATGTATATCTATAATAATGGATAAATTGCATATAGTTACAGTAGCAACTGACTCTAAATATTATTTTCCTTATTTAGTCGATAGTTGTAAAAAAAATGGAAAAGAATTGGAAGTATTAGGTATGGGAGAAAAATGGGAAGGATTTAATTGGAAATTTAAAAAAATGATAGATTATTTAAATACTTTACCTAAGGATGATATAGTATGTTTTGTGGATGGATATGATGTATTATGTACGAGAAAACTGAATGAATTAATTCCTGCATTTAAAAAAATTAGACACCGAGAAAAATGTAAAATGATAGTTGGTTATGCTATATATACAACATTACTTTATAATATATATAATGATATAATAAATACTTTACATTTTGGAAAATGTAATAATAAATCATTAAATTCTGGAACTTATATAGGGTATGTTTCTGATATTTTGATAATTTTAAAAAATATTCGTATTATGAATTCAAATAACTTATCAGACGATCAACAATTATTAACTACATATTGTAGTAAAAATAGGAAAGAAATTTATATAGATGATAAATCTGAACTGTTTTTAACGTCAGAATCTCCTCTCGGGCAAATAGATAACTATATTACATTAAAAAATAAACAGGTAATGTATAATAATAAATATCCATTTTTTATACATGCTGCTGGATCTGGATTTTTGAATAAGGTTTTATTAGAATTGGGGTATAATTATAATGGCAATATTGAAGAAAATTTAAAGCTGGATTTTTATACAGTGAAGGTTCCTAGATTTATTAATGAAATATTGCATACATTATCTATTAATTTTATATTAATATTTATTTTATTTATATTTATATTATTATGTACTTATAAAGTATTGTATAAACCATCTATGCGAATAATTAAAAAATATCTCAAATAAATTCATTTATATTTATTTATTTTATTTAGTTTATTCCATTTTATAGCATACAGGTTTTTTACAATAATCCATATTATTAACAGTAATAATAAGTAAAAAGGTATTCTAGATACTATATTTAAAATAGTATACCCGGGTTCTACATTAATATCTAATTGTAATAGTTTAAGTAATTGTTTAAATATATATACGCCAAATATAGTTATAAAGGGCGCTCCTTTATATTTTCCCCATGTTTTTTGATTTTCTGTCTCTGGGAATAGTTGATAACATAATGGAATATAATAAGTATATCGTTCTTTAAATTTATGATTACTATACACATCCCAATCTACAATATTATGTGGATTTTCATTCAAAATTTGATTATACATCAGTTTATTAAATATTACTGCATGCATTCCCACTGAAAACACTATATTTGTATAATAATTGTATGGTATTTGTAAATATGGTATACATCCTAATAAATACATAAATTGATAATTTTTATGTCTTCTTAAAAAATTTTTAATATTGTTACGATGCGCGACATCTTTAATTTTTTTATTAAATATGAAATCATCTTCCAATACTAAAATATTATCATAATTATGATCTTTTGCGTGTTTAAATATATGTAAATTGGCATCAACTAAATCTAATGCCGTCGCATCAATATATTCTGCTTTTTTGCAATTTGCATACCCTTTATTATAACAAATATACACTATATTTGTTGGATGATATTCATTTATTTGTTCCATAATACTTTCATATCTACCATTGTTTTCTAAATGTAATATATAAGTTGCATTTACTTCATCTGACAATAATCCATCATTAAATATAATTTTCTCAAATCTGTAACATTTTGAATTGGACTGTATCATTTTATATTATTATTATATAATACTTATAATAAAAATTGAAACAAAATAAATAACTAATTATTAAAAATTTATACATAATATGCATATCAACTGAGAATTGTAATATTATATGGAAATTACAATATAAATTTATATATTCTTTGTTTATTTTTATATAAAATATGAATTAAAAATATACAATAAATTATAAAAACGACATTATTTAAGTATGGCGCTACTATTTCATGAATATGTGTTGAATTATACCATTTTTCTACTTTTATAAATGATTTACCAAAAATAAATCGACCAAGTTTATTTAATTGTATTCCTAATACTTCATTATAAAATATATATACATATTTAACTAATATAAATAAAATTGTTAGTAGTGGAGACATTATATTAGTACGCACTGCTGCATAATAAATTGAAACTGTAGTTAAAATTTGTATAAAAGCAAATGTATAATAGTGTAATATATTATTCATAGGTATAATTTCTGAAAAATCATCTAATTTTGTATGAGTCCCTGCTATATAATTTTTATTTTTTAATTTTTTATAATAATATGATAGACAACATTCATTATTATATAAAATCCAATGTAATACTATGAATACATTAAATATTGTAAAAAAAAAATCATATGTAAATTTACTTGGAATAATGAAAATATAAAATGCAGTAAAAAAGGCTACAAACGAATGAATAACTAATATAATGGTTTTTAACATTTATATTATATCAGTATTTATTTTTTTATTATATATATCAAAAAATAATATACTTATAATAAAAATTGAAACAAAATAATATATTATCACTTCGTAACAATTTAAACTTGTCTTCGTATTATATTAAAATGAGAGTATTAGTTCTAGATACCGAAACAACTGGATTACCTATTGGACGAAATGCTCCTGTAACAACACCTGCTCTTTGGCCTTATATCGTCCAGTTTAGTTATATTATATTTAATACTGACACAAATACATTAGACCAGGCTTCGGATTATATTGTTAAATTACCCGAAGATGTTACCATTGAACCGGATTCTACTGAAATTCACGGAATCACAAATGAAATGTCCGCTATGTTTGGCGTTTCTATTTCTAATGCATTATCTCCATTCCTGGAAGATATAGATAAGGTAGATTTGGTAGTCGCTCATAATATGGAGTTTGATAGAAATGTTATTTTGGCAGAACTTATTCGTCTTCGTTCTACATATGAAATGTATTCATCGAGTTATACTTATTTGGACGGACAAATTATGAGATTAGTCAATTCACCTAAATTATTTTGTACCATGCAGGAAAGTGTGGAAATGTGTAATATTATAAAAATGAATAGATATAAAAAGCCGTATGCTAAATTTCCTACATTGACAGAACTGCACGTACATTTATTTGGACTAACACTTCAAAAACTACATAATTCATTAAATGATGTAGTTATTTGTTTTAGATGTTTCTATAAATTAAAGTTTGGTACAGATATTTATTTTCAAAATGAAGCAATTAAAAAAATGATAGATCCGCTTTTAGTTGAACCTGTTGAGTCTGTGTGTGGACCCACTGTATAATACTAGTATTATCACTTACGCGGAACACATTTCACAAATATCGTCTTCTTCATTATTTCCTATTCCTTCCACTCCACCTATTCTTTCTCCACCTTCATCTCCTCCATTTTTTTCAGGTTCAATTGTAAATTGTTGTGCTTGATGTTTAGGCTTTCTACGTAAATAATAAATTCCAGTTTTCAATCCTTTTTTCCATGCATAAAAATGCATTGATGTCAATGAATTATAGTTTGGGTCTTCAACCCACAAATTTAAACTTTGACTTTGACATACAAATGCACCTCTATCCGCAGACATATCAATCAAATGTTTCATCGGCATTTCCCAAACAATTTTATATTTGTTTCGGATATGTTCTGGTAACTGAGTTAACTGTTGAATACTTCCCTTATTCGCAATTATATTATTTTTTACTTTCTCATTCCACAAACCCAAATCAATTAATTCTCGCATAAGATATTTATTAGCCACTATAAATTCTCCAGCCATTGTTCTTCTACTATAAATATTACTCGTTAATGGTTCAAAACATTCATTGTATCCTAAAATCTGCGAAGTGCTTGCAGTTGGCATTGGCGCAATTAATAATGAATTACGCAGGCCAAATTTTACAATAGAATTTTTAAGGGCCGTCCAATTGTATCGACTGTGATTAGGTTGTACTTGCCATAAATCAAACTGAAGAATTCCATTTGATGCAGGCGAACCTTTAAATGAACTATATGAACCAGCATGGTCTACGTCTAATGAAAATACTTCACTAATAATTGGATTGTATGCATGGAGACTGGTATCACTAATATATTTTGATATATTTGTATCTGGAAATTCTATTGCCAGTTCACGTAATTTGTTTGATATAGTATCCGACCGACACATTTGTTCTATAATTTCTTCCTGTATTGCATTCATTGCATTCAATCGGGCAATAGCTATTTCATTACTACATTCGAGTGCTGCATGATACATTGTTTCAAAAATATTTTTATTTATTTCTTTTGCCTCATCACTATGATATGCAACATCCATCATAATAAATGTATCCGCTAATCCTTGGACTCCAATACCAATAGGTCTATGCAATAAATTACTACGTTTTGTTTTTTTCGTAGGATAAAAATTAATATCAATAATTTTATTCAAATTTCGTGTAATTACCTTCACTACTTCATGCAACTTATCGTAGTCAAATAAGCCCATTTTGACAAATGCCGGAAGACCCACACTCGCCAAATTACATACGGCTGTTTCATTGACATCTGAATACTGAATTATTTCAGAACAAAGATTACTCGATTTAATTGTACCAAGATTTTGTTGATTCGATTTCATATTTGCACTATCTTTGTATAACAAATAAGGCGTCCCGGTTTCCATCTGAGCGTCTAAAATTTTAAGCCAAAGATCACGCGCCTTTATAGTTTTACGTGCTTTACCTGATTGTTCGAATTGTAAATAAATTGTTTTGAATTTTTCGCCATATACATCCGCCAATCCGGGACATTCATTCGGACAAAATAGAGACCATGATTCATTTGCCTTAACTCGTTCCATAAATAAATCTGATATCCAAAGTGCATAAAATAAATCGCGCGCTCTTAACTCTTCGTCCCCCTGATTTTTCTTTAAATCGAGGAAATCGAAAATATCTGCATGCCATGGTTCTAAATAAATAGCAAAGGATCCTGCACGTTTACCCCCCTGATTAATAAATCGCGCAGTATCATTAAATACCCTCAACATTGGCACAATTCCATTTGAATGACCGTTTGTGCCTTTAATGAATGAATCGTTTGCCCTAATATTGTGAATATGTAGTCCAATTCCTCCTGCATATTTTGATATATTAGCACAATCATGCAATGTATTGTAAATTCCGTCCAAACTATCCTCTTCCATAGCAATCAAAAAACACGAACTTAATTGCGGTCGAAGAGTTCCTGCATTAAATAATGTTGGCGTTGCATGTGTAAAATATTTCTGTGACATTAAATTGTATGTTTCTTTAACTAATGTCATATTTTCACCGTGAATACCAATAGATACCCTCATCCACATATGTTGAGGGCGTTCAACTACCTTTTTGTTTACTTTTAATAAATAAGAAGTTTCCAATGTCTTAAATCCAAAATAATCGATTAAATAATCGCGGTCATATACAATCATGCTTTCTATAGTAGATGCATATTTTTGGACGATTTTCCACAGATCATGTGATACTAGAGGGAAAGTTTCGGTCCCCTTTTTATAATTGTATAGTTGATTCATTGCTTCGTAAAAAGTGGTAGTTGTATTTTTATGATGATTTGATATTATAATACGACTAGCTAGCGTTCCATAATCGGGGTGAACGGTTGTCAACGACGCACATTGGTCGGCAGTTAATTCATCTATTTTTGTTGTTGAAATAGTATCATATAGTTGATCTATTATCTTAATAATAAGTGCCGAATAATTAATTTGGATATTAACTTCCTGTCCTAATTTTTTTACACGATTAAGAATTTTATCAAATGCAATATCTTCCAATTCACCGCTTCGTTTTGTTACACGCATATCTTTTGCAACATCATTTGTGGGTGACTGTGTATTCATATAATACAGAATATACATAATTATATGGATAAAGTTTAAGTTCATTTATTATAAATATTAAATCCATGTATAATATGAAATTTTTAATGAATTTAATAAAAATATATTGTCCGAACGTACAACAACGATCTGTTTTACATGTATGTATTGGAACTTATTACACAATATTGCATATTATATTAATGGCTTTATTTGGTATAGTAGTGTTATTTTCAAATAATTTACTATATTTATGTATTGTATTTATTATAATGTTTTTAGATGTACTTGCAAATATTGGATGTCATGATTGTCTGTTAACGATGACAGAAACAAAATATTTAAAAACTAGTTGTAAACACGAGCAGGCGAGTAAATGTTTGGATGCGGGTATTGTTTATAAATGTAGACATTATTATGAAAATCAATTAGACGTTATTTCAAATGCATCCGCACTTGCTGGAATTAAAATATGTTGTATATTATTGTTTACGTGGTGTAATTTGCTACATAAAGTGGACTATGGTGTAGTATAAGATATATTAGTTATATATCATAAAAAATAATATTTCATACTAACATACTACGGTATATATGGTATTAAATAATTTGTCTATTATAAATTATATTATTGGTAAATATTATTCGAATATACACGCCATATTCATAATATCTGTTGGACTTATTTTAGTATTAAGTAATAATATTACTTATTTGTGTATAATTGCTATATTATTATTTTTGGAAGTTTTAATAAATGCAACATTTCATGATTGTCCGTTAAACATTTATGAATTAAAATATTCAAATACGAGCGGAAAAATGGATCGAGCATATAAATCATTTAATGCCGAAATTGTATATAAATGCGGACATTATTATGAAAATCAACTTGATTTAATTATTAATGTATTTCTTGGTATTTTAGGCAAACTAGCTCTCATTACATGTATTGAAGTATTTGGTATTCGCATTTACCATAAATAATATACTATATGAGTAATAATTTCCAAATAAAAATAAGTTATTATACTAACAAAATGGATAACAATATCATGCGTAAATGGGGTATTACTAATATAAAACCGTATTTAGATAAATATGTAGGTGATAAATTTATATATATCCATTATTTAGGATTTATTGCATTAATATCTCTCGGGTTACTTAGTAATAACATCATTTATTTAACAATTGGGGTCATCTATCTAACGTTTGAAACATATTTTTATATCGTTCACAATAACTATCCCTTAACTGTATTAGAAGAACAATATATGAGGGAATATGAAAATTCTGTTGTAGAGGATGAGAATAAGAATAAGAAAAATAAAAAAGATAAGAGTTGTAAAAAAGATAAGAGTTGTAAAAAAAAGAATAAGTTTGAGCGAAATAAAAAAGACAAAAAATGTTGCGATGGTCCACTAGCCGAAGAGCATACCATAATACCGCCAGCAGCACCGGCCTATAACAGTAGCCAAAATTTCTATGTTACGCATTTAGAGATGACTACAAATATATGGATATTTTTATCATGTAAGGCTTTAGGTATTATTTGTTATCGTATGTTTTTTAGATAAGAGTGTGAATAAAGTTTACGCTTAAACCATGCAATAATAATATTGACGATATTTAATATACACAATGAATATATTAAATATGGATATGAATGTTGTCAAAAAAAATTTATCTATTGCATTGAAATCTATCACATTAAATTATCGGTCCTGGATAATGATGATGTGTGCTATAATAATGTTGTCAAATGATATTTTAAAAAGTATATTCTCTTTTTTCTTTTCTGTTTTTCTCGCCTATTATTTTCACGTATCATGTCATTACGACTCTAGCTACCCTTTTAACTCGGTACATTCCTATCATCATACCCATTCTAATTATATATCCCACGTTCTTCAAATTATTTTAGAATTTGTAGCTATATTAAGTATTGTTGTTATTAATAATACTTTAAATTTAAATATGGTTTGTATATGGTCTGTTATCTTTTTTTATATTTTTTATACTACCGTACATAATATTAATTATTCTATTTATCACGTAAATCATATTCACGAACATCATCATGAATTATTGGCATTGAATGTAGGTCCTGATATTTGTGATATTATATTTAATACAAAATTAAATCCGGAGACGGATATGGAAAATACGGATCATTACATAAATAATATTGCCGCATCCGCTGTGATTGTATATATAATACAGTATTTCTACTATAAAAATAAAACAAATAGGAATGTTATTACTAGCGTATTTACATTTACATATGTTGTATTTTGTAGTATACTTGTAGTTGCGACATGTGTTATTTTTATGAACGATATTTCTAAAAATACTCAACATAATTTAGAATTTAATGAAAAATTAGAGGAACTAAAAAAGAAACTAAAAAGGGAAATCTAAAAAAGGAAATCTAAAAAGGGAAATCTTAAAAAACCGCCAAAAAATATATAATATATAAATATATAATATACAGAATATACATGGATAAATTATTGTGTTTATTTATTATTTTAATATTGATAGCAATTACCTCTTTAGCAATTAATGTAGCATCCTCGGCGTATAGTTCTGAATATATGTTGGAAAAATTCACAAATTACAGCCAATTAGAACCTGGAGATTATCCGTCTAGTGAAGATGGTCCATTAATCAATAAACAGTACTCATACACTGGTAGAAAAACGGTAAATAATAATGGATACAATAATATTTGGTGGAATTATCCTACTTTTAAAGTAGGTTCATACGCTCAGATTACCAATAATTTAAAGTATCGTAAAAATCCGGATGACGGAACATGTATTCGAGCAGATATGTGTAATGTATTATATAAAAACAATCAATTAAAATCAAATATTTCAAAACCATTAGGTCCATCACCTATATTAAATGGTTCAAATATTCGAGTAGGTTATTATACTACTAATAAAAATTTGTTTTTAGGACAACAATTAGGACCTGAATTGCCTACATTTTAAGTTTTGTTTCATCAAATGATTCTGTTCGTATTTTTATAATATAATTAGTTGCCGGTGTTGCCGTATTTATTGTTGATTTTCCAGTTTCTTTATTAATATTAAATAGACATCCTATAGATTCATCTTTATTAATTAAAGACTCTTCTGTCTTTTTAACGCGTTTATTTGGAGCTCGATGTTCGTATCCATTTACCCGCTCTTTTTCAATTATAGTCCATACATGTTTCAATGTATCAATATTATCCTGAAACCATTTTTTGTTTCTTTTCACTAATACACAACTAACCTCCTCTAATTTCCAATATATATTTTTTATCCATGTTACTTCATTTACTTCATATTTAATTAATTGTTCGGGAAACCAAACATCTTCAAAATACTCCTTTACCATAGAAATGGGTTTGTATACATATATGGGTGCTCCATCTGCCGTTGAAAAATACATAATTATTCCTTTTATTTCACCAGTTACTGTTGACATAAAATTGCCGTCCGCATTAAATTCTTCTTCTGTCTCGTATTCTTTAAATCTCGTTTCCAAAAAATCACATTCATTTAAATCGCATGTTTCCATCTGCAATTGCATTTGAATCCAATATTCTTTTTTGGGAATACCATCTATTTCACGGTTCACAATATTTTTAATTTCTATCATTCTTCCATAATTGGGCAGCAATGGATCGCATATAATTCCGTCTGGACTTGCACCTAAAAAGGAATATGTTTCGTGTTGAATGCATCCAAAATCTTCAATTTTTGTTTGGTATTTATATTCATAATACATCACTGAAATAGGCTCAAACTTTTGTCCCCAGTGAAGTGTAGTTGATATATTTACCGGTTTATTTGGTTGTGGTACTTCAGGTTCTTCTGTCATTTTCATAGGCAAACATTTTTCGTATATGAGTTGATTTTGTGTATTTTGATTCTCAAATGCTTTATACGCATTACTTGCTGTAATTAAATTGTGTCTATACTGATACCATTCTTTCGATCTTTGTACTGGTAAATTTTTATTTTTTAGTTGCAAATGAGTAATTTTGACCGCAGTTTTTTCCATATGCGAGTTATTAGAAGGTTGATTTGGTAAAATAGTATACGTACCTGTATGCGATCTTTTAGGTATAATTTGGTGATAAAAAAGATCGAGTACAATATTAATCATATCATCTAAATCTTCATCATCCACATCTTCATATAATAACTGTCTTTCTGACATAATATCTTGAAACTGTAATAGACAGAGTTCTTTAATACTATCGAATAATATCTCTTCAAAATCTGGTTCAGATATAAATGTTGGATTATCTGTTATAAATTCGTATGCTATTTGCAGTGACGTTTCTATAAAATTAATTTCTTCGTCTATATCTGTAAATAATGGATTTATATTGGAATCTTCATCTTCATCTATACATATTTCGTCAATTATATTTACTAATGGCGGCAATTGTCCGCACAATGTAATTGATGACGATGTCATAATATAATATTTATTTATTATATTATATTGTATTTTGTTTTTAACTATTTATACTATAATATCAAAAATATTTTGGTATTATAATATATGTCTTATTATATCACTACTAGTAACGGAACTCAAGTTGATATAGCAAATATATTTGATAATAATCATGGAAATCCTAATGATACTAATTTTACATCATGGTTTAAAGTAAATAATAATCCTAGTAGCACATATACTTTTAACACATTAACGACTAATGAAACATTTTCACAAGTTTCGAATTTAAATATTCCTCCTTATAGTAAATTAGTACCTTATACTACTCCCACTATATCCGATTTTACAACAATTTATAGAGGAGCGTATTCTGTTTATGCAACACCTGGCTCATATAGCATACCCCCTCCTGTAGGATGTACTAATATGAATATTATAGCTATTGGAGGCGGAGGAGCTGGAAGTAATTCTGGTGTCAGTGGATTCGGTGATGGGGTATGTGGTGGAGGCGGTGGATGCGTAATATTTAATTATAGATTCACTAACGCAACAACTCTAAGTAATCAATCAACTACTAATACGGTACAACTTTATGTCGGACAGGGAGGTAATGCTGGAAGCGATCAGTCTAATGGAAGCTACTTTTATAACAGTAACTCAACATATTTTAGTGGTACAAATTCTCCATATAATGTTTATAGTAGTGGTTCAACTGCAGGCTGGGGTATGAATGGATATACAACTAGTATTGGAATTAATAATTATTCAATTGCTGATGCTGGAGGAGGTGGAGGTGGAGGTAGTGCTAATAGTGGTACTGCGGGAGCTGCGGGGACATATACAATATCTTCTGGTGCTGTTGGAAATGGAACTATTACACAAATTACAGGGTTAGAATTAGGATATAATGGAAATGTTGGATCATACTCTTATGGTGGAACTAGTGGATATGATGCATCTCAATTCTCTACTACTTCTGTATTTGGATCAGCATATTATCAAGCATTTAATGTAGATACTTCATATATAACTCCAAATCCTAGTGTTAATAATAATTTATCTAATAATTATTTATATACAACATATTCAGGACCTCAAATTTTAATGTTATTACATGGATCGTCTATCAGTTCATATAATGCTAGTGGTGGAATACCTACAACATATAGTACTAATGATAATATAAATTATTATATTAATACTTATTATGGTTCAGGTGGAATTGCTGGTAGAAGATGGGGATCTACTGCATTACCAATTGGATATTTTTCTATTGGCGATTCTGAATACGCTCCTGGTTCAGCCGGAGCTCCAGGCGTTGTAGTTATATTTTATAGATATGATTAGTTTTTATGATGAATTATAAGAGTATAGTTATACATTATTATCACTAGTTGTTACTTCATCTATATTTTCTCCAATTGTGATAGCTTTGTGAGTGTTTTTAATTGTTCCCTTTACTTTTTTAGGTGGCAGACTTTTTAATGTCGATACTCTTTTTTCCACATTTTTTAATGTGAAATGTTTTGTTGATTTCAAATATGTAAGTGCTGGGATATCCGTAATTTCTCCAGTTACCTTATCATATTCTACATCTTTTACTCGTTGAAATCGTTTTCTGTCTAGACAATCTTTTAGAAAATTAGCTAATAATTCTTCTTCTTCTTTTGAAAATTCTTTTGACACTGCATACTTTTCTGCATATACTATTAACTTTTTAGTTTTTACAGTCTTATCCAATTTACTCCATTGGTCGTTCTGGTTACTCGTTTTATTATTTTCTAAAAACTTATCTAAATTTACTAAATCATTTTCAGTTTTTATTTCACTGTTAGGCGCTAATCCATTTATCAACATTGTTTTATACTTGATATTTTTTAATTCGGTGCATTCATTTTTTTTATTTGCTGAAACCGTTGATGTATCTGTAGTTTGTAATATAGGTGTCAACGTTTCCATCTTATTTGATATATTAATATATCAGTATAAGTTTAACTCCCTTTTGTAATATATTAATATATTTTAGAGTATATGGATAACTTAGTCAATTCTGAAGGCTCCGATAAAAAAATAACAATTACCGGCACCGCAAATAGATACCTAATAACTAAATTAAAAAAGGAACCCAAAATAATTAAAACGCGAAAAATTGTTGAAAAAATGGCATTGCCTGTCGAATATTTTTTGCCAGACAGTCAGGAATATATTGTTTCTATTTTATTTGGATCTCCTGATTCCATCACTTCTCCTTTTATTCTCTCTTCAGAAGACATGAAACTTATAAAAGGGCAACTAGAATCGAAATTAACTGGATATAGACAACAGGATATAGATAAATCTCGGTATAACAATTCTCAATTTATTAGTTTAGAGAAGGTTATTGCTAAAATGCATAATTGCAAAATGAATTGTTACTATTGTACCTCTAAAATGAATATCTTATATGAAATCGTGAGAGAAAATAGACAGTGGACGCTGGACCGATTAGATAATGATATCGGACATAATGTCGATAATGTTATTATTGCGTGTTTAGAATGTAATTTAAAAAGACGACGAATTGGTGCTAAATCATTTTTGTTTACTAAACAACTAAATTTAATTAAAAATGATTCAACTGTCTAATTGTTTTTGACATTGTATTTGGCGTTAGTTATATATAAAATAATTTGTATCGTATTTTATATATTATGAGTGTAACTCAACAAACTTCTTCTAATAATCCAATTGAATGGAAATGGAGTAATGGAGATAAATATGAAAAAAGTAGTAGATATGCACGTCTAGATAAAACGGGAACAGATGGTGGAGCGTCGAGCGACTCTTATAATGCAGGAACTCAACATGTTTCAAATCAGGCATTTCAACAATCGTTTTTATCTGAAAATGATATTTGGTCGATTGAAGAAAATATATTATTAGGAATGTCTAGCCAACCTTTTACTCAACAATCTACGAATAAACGTGAAGATACTTACAACAAATTATCTGAGCGTGAAATGATGTGTCAAACAGGTCAAAATCCATTTATGTTAGAAAATAATTATTTGAAAGATTTATTAGTTCAAGACAATTTCTTAAAACCAGTTAGTACTAGCGATGGGCGAGAAAAAGGTGGTAATGCGGAATAAAATATAAGTCGACAATTTATATTTTTATATGTATTTATTATATATGTCTACTGCTACCCAACGAGCTATTGAAGAACGTCGACGTGCGCGTCAACAATCTATGGCACATAATTCTACTACATCTGTTAATGATGTTGTAAGTAATTTACCTGATACACGTCTTTCTGAAATTGTTTCAAAATATAATAATCACCTACTTGCAGTATTAGGTCCTCGACCAGTAGTGCCTGCAGTTGGAACTCATACAAATTCCAATCAATGTGAAAGTAATAGTTTTTATGGGGATGATAATGAATTGTGCTATGATGAATTATCAGAAAAGGCAAAAGAAAAATTAATTCTTAAAAATAATACAGGTTGTCGTGGATCATTAATGAAACTCGTTGAAAAATTAAGAGCTAATTGTAATCCTGAAAGTGGCGGAAGATTGCGAAAAAGAAGTATTAGAAAAAGTAGACGGCGTCAAAATCGACGTAAAATGAAAACGAGAAGACGGAGAATGTAGTTGTGTTGAATGTTTATCAATTATCCAATGGTTGCCTAAGTTTGTAAAGTAAAACATCCAAATAATTATCAACTACCTATATTATCAACTACCTATAAAAGTATTTAAAAACATATACTTATAATCTGTATTAGATATCATATGTCAGCTAGTTATACGACACAAAATGACCTATTATTAAATAATCTTATGGACTTCTATAAGGATGAAGAGAAATTGGATAAGATGTTGAAGATTATTACCGGCGATTCTAAAATATCCTTACGAATTGTGGACTGGTTTGCAACAAATTATGCAAAGAAGTATTATACTCTATATAATATTAAGGATGAAAATGATAATGGATTTGTCAGACGATTTAAGGTGCATGTAGATTACAAATTAAAGTTAAAAGCTACAGTAAAAAACGGTTTGACCCGTTCTGTAGATGGGATAGAATAAGTATTCCGTATAAAGGCGAAACCCATATAGAAACCACAATCGGACAATTAAATTTTTTCAAATGGACGTTAGAAAATGGGGTTATTAAATATATCGAAGAAAATTATGATGAAATTGAAAAGGACATGAATAATCGTAACAGCACATCTAAGCGAAAGGAAATTGCCATTGAAAATATGAATTCAAAGACGCGAAAGAAGCGAGAAGAGTTGTCTATTTCAGCTACCAAAAGTATTAAGAAAGAAAAAGTAGAGATTGTAGTCCAATTTAATTAAACATATAATAATTTAAATATAAAGAAATATTTAATTTATGGGAAATACACAAACGATTCATAAAATTAATTTTGAAGACGTACAATTAACATATAAAAATCCAGAAATATATTTATTGATAAATACTTTATCTGATACCGAACAGGGTTGTCTAATTCCAAATACTATAAATATAAATCAGGAGGAACAGTTAATTAATAAATATGTAAGAAGTAATCGTTCTGTCAGAATTGTCATTTATGGGCGCAATTCAAATGATGAAAAAATATATAAAAAATATCAACAGCTAATGGGTCTAGGATTTTCAAATGTCTATTTATATGTAGGTGGATTATTTGAATGGCTATTATTGCAGGATATTTATGGAACAGACGAGTTTCCAACTACAACCGCACAACGCGATATTTTGAAGTATAAACCTTCACAGAAATTAAATATAGGATTATTGGAGAATGGGTAAAAAATATACATACATTAACTATTTGCAATAAAAATAAATTAAATATTGTGCGTTATTTAATTTATTAGATATAATTATAAAATGAATTCTTGGTTTGGAGGATTAACCGTTTTATTATTTACGTGTATAAATATATTTTCTAAAATGCAAATAATATCAGCAGGTGATACAGAATGTGCAATTGTAGAAACCCCCGCAATGGATAGACGCCCTAGTAATAATTCATTACGAATAGTTCAGTTTAATGCGGAATGGCTATTTTCAGATTATTATAGCCAATCAGATTGCCCGGGTCAAGGGTGTTCGTGGAAAACGTTGGATGACGCAACTATGCATATAAAATATATTTCGAATATAGTTAACATATTGAATCCTGATATTATGAATGTATGTGAAGTAGAAGGTTGTGATGAATTAAATCTAGTTATTGATAATCTAAACGTGGATACGTATAAATCTTATTTGAAAAAGGGAACAGATAGTGCAACCGGACAAAATGTGGGAATGATTACTCGCATTGACCCTTTAATCGATTTATATAGAACTGATTTACGATATGACTATCCTATTTCTGGATCGGAATGTGGATATACTGGAGCCAGTGGAAGTTCTGGAGTAAGTAAACATTATATCACAGAATTTGAAATTTCTAATCAAAAAATAGCGATGATTGGAGCTCATTTATTGGCATTTCCTACAGATATTACGCGATGTGCTGAAAGAGAAGCACAGGCACAAGTTCTTCAAAATATAATATATAATTATCGGCAACAAAAATATGAAATTATAGTTATTGGAGATTTTAATGATTTTGATGGAGAAGTTATTGATGCAAATAATAATAAACCTATTTCGCATGTATTGGATATATTGAAAGGAAACTTTGGAGAATATAAAGGAAGATATGAATTGTATAACGTAGCAGAAACAATGGTCCAAGTAGATAGATTTTCTGATTGGTACGATGAAAATAATAATTGTAAGTCTACATCCACCGAATTTTCAATGATAGATCATATTTTAGTTTCATCTTATTTGCTAGGAAAAATAAATAATAGTTATATTTATCACGGATATGATGAATATTGTGGAACATATAATTCAGATCATTATCCGGTAGTTATTGATTTTATTTTGTAATGGTATAATATATTATGAATAGAAATTTTATGGAACCATTTACCAGAATATCTCCAAAGAAAAATTCAGAGTCAAGTAAATTTATACGAAATACTGTAAATAGAGACCATAATAAACAAAAAATAATTGATAATTTTGCTGGATTAGAACGATTAGCATTTCATTTATCGCAATTAGAAACTATATTAGATAAAATTAAAGATATTGCCTGGTTAAATGATAGAGAAGAACATGTTAGAATTTCAGGTAATAGTTTAAATATTCCGACAAGTAATTTACATAGTACACGAAGAGAACCCCAATTACAAAGTGTTTCTGTAATTAAAGAAATTATTCATCAGTTAGATTCTATTTATAGCATAATTGATGACTACGGACATTTTTTATCAGATAAAATGTCATCTTTAAATGGAAATACATTATTGCATTATATAGTTGAATGTAAAGAAATGGTTATACCCCCATATACTAGAACCGTAAATACATATTCGGTTGCAACAAATGATTTTTTATTATATTCGCGACATTTACAAGATTTGAGGTTATTTGATACACCATCTTATGAATATGATTCGGATGAAGAGTATGTAGATAATTCGGACGATGATTCGTCTGTTGAAAGCAGCGATGAAATGGAGAAATCTGATAAGGCTTATAAACTTAAGAAATCTAATATGCAAAGTATTGCAGCAGGAGGTATTACTAGTATTGGTAAATATTTATCAAAAACTGGATTAAATGTAACTATAAATATACCTGCTATAATATATATATTGGATATTATTAATAATGGGTCGTTTTCACTTACAGAGAACTTAGATGAACCAAATAATGCAGCAAGAATTCGATGGCAAAAATATAAAAAAGATTGTATATATAAATTATTAACTAGACAACCTAATAGCCAAAGTATATATAAGAATGATGCCGCAACATATTCAGTTGCTTCGAGTATTCGCGCATTAACATCGTCCGACTTATATACAACAATAACAGTTGATGGAGAAATAATGACTGTACGTGAATATAATTTAAGAAAAAATATCGATTTGTATGCAATTAATGATGAGGGCAAATCGCCATTAGAATTATTAAATCGTAATATTAAAAATATTATACGCAAAAATATTAATAGCGTACCTATTGATTTACATATTCCTTTAGTATTATGCAAAAAATTGCTATATTTATTATATCCATACGACTATGAGTTAGACGTATTGCCATATATTGAAGGAGATCCAACCTTATCTGGAGCAGATGTAATGGTTGGCGGCAGTACTAAACAATATAGAAAAAACAGAAAAACATATAAACGACGTTATTATACAAAAAGTAAAAAACGCACAGTTTGTAAAAGAGTACAACAACAACGTAGACGATTTATGAAAAGTCGGGAATAATTTGTTATAGAGTTATATATATTCGCAAATATCTACTAAAAAAGTATCCTCTTTTTTATAAATTTTGAACGGTTTCCCGCATCCGTATATGAGATTATTTTGTATCAGATTTTCGCACACATTTTCAGTTTCATGTGGCGGTATTTGTTGAAGATTGGATTTGAAAACACCGTGTCTAAAAATGCCACAATTTAATTTTTCAATGATGATAATAT